GTGAACGCCTAAACAGCCTCACCGAGCTGGCTCTTGGTGTGCAAACTCAACAAAATCAAATATCTCAATCAGATACTATCGACGCTAATTTACGCAGATATATGATTACACAAAATCGCATGTTACTCAGTTATTTATATGTTGAAATAGGTATTTGTCAAACTTTGATAGATCAACCAGTTGATGACGCATTAAATAAATTGCCTGATATTGTATCAGAACAACTAAAACAAGAAGATGTTGAAGCTGTTAAACAGTTTATCCAAGAAAAAGGCTGGTTTGAAACATTTAAGCAAGCTGAAAAATGGAAAAGGCTTTACGGCGGTTCAGGCTTATTTATCAACACACCTCAAAATCCTACATCAGAACTTAGGATAGACAGATTAAATCAAGATAGCCTTATTGAGCTTTATGCACTTGATAGATGGGAATTATGCTATCAGGTTAGCGGGGCTATTGGCGTTGAGAACATGAACTTGTCTAAACCTCTTACAGATACACCATACAATATTTATGGGCAGCAAGTACACAAGTCAAGAGTGCTACAATTCAAAGGCAAAGAAGCACCTAGTATACTTAAATTACAGCTACAAGGCTGGGGCATGTCTGAGGTTGAGCGTCTATTGCGTTCACTAAATAGTTTTCTAAAAAATCAAGATGTTATATTTGAGCTTTTGGATGAGGCTAAGGTAGATGTATTTAAAATTAATGGATTTACCGAAGCTCTAATGACTGCAGAGGGAACTGCTAATATAACTAAACAAGTACAGTTGGTAAACCAGCTTAAAAGCTATCTCAACGCCCTTGTTATGGACAAAGAAGATGAGTTTGACCAAAAGACAATGACCTTTGCAGGCTTATCTGATATGCATGAGCAAAATAGAATGGCAATAGCAGCAGACCTTAAAATGCCTATTACTAAACTTTGGGGCGTAAGTGCAGCAGGATTTAACAGCGGTGAAGATGATATTGAAAATTATAATAGCATGCTTGAATCTGAGATAAGAATCAAGAGCCGTGCTAGCTTAATAATGCTTTACAAAATTGCATGCCAAGTTAAACTAGGATTTATTCCCGAAGATATAGATTTAGTTTATCCGCCGTTACGCATACTGTCGGCAGAACAAGAGGAAACTGTAAAGGACAAGCAATTTGCTCGTGTTATGGGTGCTTACGGTCAAGGTTTATTATCTGAAGAACAATTTATTGATGCTTGTAATAAAGCTAACTTATTGCCGATTGATATTAAAATAGATAAAAAAGGCATTATGGCAAGAATTAAGGATAAGATGGCAAGTGAAAAGCCACAAGCACCGCAGGCAAAAACTAAAGATAAAAAGTAGGTGTTACGGTGAAAACATTAAAACCAATTTTAGATAAACACGAATATTCAAAGGCAATAGAAGTTATTATAATGGACTTTTTAACTACTTACTTTTACGCCCCTATTTATACATTTATAGAGCCTATTGAGGAATACTACAACGCTGCAAGCCCAACACTAATTGAAGCTATACGAAGCGGACAAATCCAATATATTAATGGTAAATTTATTGGTCAATTTGATGCAAAAATTAGCAAAGAACTAGAATCACTAGGGGCTAAGTTTAATAAAGTTACCAAAACATATAATATTGAAAAAACCTTATTATCTGCACAGATACGAGAAGCTATTGCATACGCTACAATTATAGCAATAGCAAGACAAAAATTATTACTAGAAGCATTAAATTTTTTAAACATTGAAAGTGCCATGCCTGAGCTTAATAAATTATTGCAAGTTCCTTTAGACACAATGTTAGAGGATTTAGATGATCAGGCATATTTAAGCCTAAAAGACGCTATTGCAATAGTGCCAGTTATAACTGAAGAACAAAGAGAAGCTTTAAAAGCCCAATATTTTGAAGATGTAAGTATATCTGTTAAGAATTTTACCGAAAAACAAACAAATAAATTAAGAGAAATGGTTGAACATAATCTATTGGTCGGCTTGTATGACAATAAACCGCTAGTTAAAGCTATTATTGCTGAGTTTGGAGTAACTGAGAATAAGGCAAGATTTTTGGCAAGAAACGAAACTGGCTTATTTGCAGCTACTTTTAAAATGATTACATACAAAGAAGCAGGAGTAACCCACTATAAATGGTCAACAAGCCATGACGACAGAGTGAGAAAATTCCATAAAGACTTAGACGGTCAAATAATAACATGGGATAATCCCCCAATCGTTAATGATAAGGGGGATAGAAAACACGCAGGTTTTGACTATCAATGCAGATGTCAAATGTTAGCTATTGTTGACAATATGCTATAATTGCAATAGGCTATAATTTACAAAAAAGGGGGGCAATAATTATGACTAAGTCAGTACCTCAAGATATGCAGGATGTTATTAACGAGGTTTCTTCTACAGATAGCGGCAGAGGTGAATTAGCCAATCAATACAAAGTTTTAGATACTATTATTGAGGATAGTTTGAAAGATGTAACAGTCAAAGTAAATGTAACAAATACAACCTTGCCAATAACAATTCCAGAACCTTTCGACGTCAATTTGGTTAGTGGCATACAGCTAGATTTATGCGGTGCGGCGGTAACAATAGACCACCCACACCATGAAATCCATGAAGGTGCTTACATATTTGCGGATGATATAAGTGGGAATTTGGGCTCTAATGATATTAAGTATTGGTTACTTGTAACACCTAACGAAACTAATTACTTGCATTCGTTTCCTAAATTTGTTTGTACTGGCGAATTTGAACTACAAGTGTACGAGGGAGCAACAGTTGCAACAAATGGCACAGAAGTGCCAATGTATAATCGCAATAGAGCGACCACAACTCCAATAACATTTAAATTCTATAAAGACCCAACTACACCAGTAGTAACTAATTGCCCTATTGTTAGAAATGTTAGAACTGGCTCTGGTAGTGATGCTGTAGGCGAAGTAAGGTCTGAAAACGAATTAATTTTATTGCCCAACACTAAATATTTAATTAAAGCAACTTCAAGAGCAACAGGAAATTATATTTCTTGCCATATGAACGGTTATATTTGCGGGGTAGGGGCTAGCACTTAACAATATGCTACAATATAAATAAAGGGATAAAGGTTTATATAATGACGGATAAAATAAAAGGTGGATTAACTGATAAGAAAAGTTTGCAAGATATTGCAGATAAACATTCTGTTTCCCTTTCAGATATTGAATCGGCTTTATCGGATGGGATTAAGGTAGAGCAAGAACATACTACCGACTCTAATGTAGCTGAAGAAATTGCCAAAGACCATTTATTTGAGGATGCTGAATATTATAGCAAATTAAAAGGTATTGAAAAGCAGAATAGTAAAGACTGGGCTAAAACCTATAGAGCCACTAATTTTATTGAAAAAGGTGTATGCACTTATAATGATGAGACTATATACCTATCACAAGACTGTCTTAACAAGGCAATAGCAAGTATTAAAGGCAGACCAGTTGTTATAAAACATCAAAAGGTTGACCCTAATAATATGCAAGACCATGCGGTTGGTTATGTTTCTGATTGTGGCTTTTGTTCAGATAATGCCTCTTTTTATTGCAATTTTTTAGTATTTGACGACAAAGGTAAAGAAGTTATAGCAAAAGATTATAGTGTTTCGTGTGCTTATTTACCAAAAGCTTTCGGCATAGGTGGAACTTGGCACAATACACCTTATGATAGAGAAGTAACTGAATTAGAATTTACACACTTGGCACTTGTACCTGATCCTAGATATGAGGATGCTAAGATTTATGAAAATGCAATGGATGATGATAACACAATAAAGGAGACTTACAACATGGACAAAATCGAAGTAGAACAAGGATTTCTATCTTCTTTAATTGAGTTGGCTCAAAAGCCATTTTTAAACTCTAAAAAAGAGGAAAAAGAAGAGCCAAAAGACAAAGAAGATGCAAAGATTGACGACGATGAAATGGAATATGAAGGCAAAAAATATTCTAAAAAAGAATTAGTTAATGCTTTTGAAGCTGGATGTGCAGGCAAAAAAGCTGAAGAAGAAAAAGAAAAAGAAAATGCACAAACAGGCGACAATATGGAGTTTTTCAACTCTATGCAAGCATTAATGGCAATGGCACAAACTGATGATAATGATAAAGTAGAAGTACATAGCCAAACTAAAGGGCTTGAACTTGGGACAAAGGCTTTTGGGTAAAATATTAATTAAGGGAGAATAATAAAATGGCAGAAAGTTTAAACCAGTTTACCTATACAAATGTAAAAGGTAAAGTAGTTAACGGGGACAAGGGGCTTGGCTTATCATGCAAAATATATGGTGTAATAAATGTAGGTGATTTTGTAAAAATTAAAGATGTAGCAGGTTCTAAAACTATTGTAATAGAAGCTATTGCAGCAGATACAGATTTAATTTTTGGTATGATTCCTTATGAATCAGCTAAGAAAAATGCTTATGTTTCAGGTGATATGGTTACAGTTATGACAGATTATTCAATTGTAGTTTGTGAAGCTGGGGCAGCGATTGCAGCAGGGGCAACAGTCATGCCAGTTGTATCGGGAATGAAAGTCGTTACTCAAACAACTGGAAAAGCAATTCTGGGCATCGCCCTAAAACCAGCAGCAGCAAATACAGATTTAGTCGAGGTTTTAGTTAAAACAGTAGTTAAAGCAGCATAATTGATTTATAAGGAGAAATATAAATGACCAGAAATTTACCGGCAATGGTAGTAAACAGACAAGGGGAAGTCTGGACAATGCAAGGCAAAGTAGGCATGGCTGACAGTAAACATTTTTTAAACTCTTTAGGGTCTGAACAATCCATCACAACTCTTACAGCTATATTGCCTACAATCATTGAACAAAAATACTATGAGCTTAAGATTACTGATTATGTACCGATTGAAGTTGGAACAGGAAATCCTTTCGCAGCTAGTTTATTTAACTGGACAACTGGGATTAAGGGCGGAGACTTTGAATCAGGCTTAATGAGCATGGGTTCAAATGATTCAAATAAAAATAGTGATGACATTTTTGTTGAACCTATTTCAAGAAAAGTTATCTCTTGGAAAAAGGATGTAAACTATAACATCATCCAAGAAGCTACTTTCTCTCAAGGTACTCAAAACATGGATTTAATCCAAGCAAAATATAAAGCTCGTAAAAAAGAATATGACTTAGGTATTCAAAAAACGGCTTTCTTTGGTTTATCTTCAAACACAACCGATTATGCCGGGCTATTAAATCAATCAGGTGTCAATATTAATACAACATTGATTGTTAAAAAATTATCAGCTATGACCGCAGCAGAATTTAACACTTTTACAGGGTCTATAATTGAAGCTTATAGAAATAACTGTAATAGAACTGCATATCCTAATACTTTTGTTATTCCTGAAGATGACTACACCGGTTTGTCAAATCAAATGAGTGAAACATATCCAATGAATAGCAAGATGAAAGTTTTACAACAAGCATTTGACGATTCAGTCCCTAATAAAAAAGTTAAAATTATGCCTCTTGCTTATGCAATGGATAATTATAATTCAGATATTACAGGACTAAACAAAAACCGTTATGTGTTGTATAACAAACAGGCTGATTCTATTGTAATGAACGTACCTCTTGATTTTACAGTTACATTGCCAGGCACAGCTAATGGATTTGATTATACATCCGCAGCTTACTCAAGATTTGCAGGCGTAGCAGCTCTAAGACCTTTAGAGATGCTATATATTGATTTAACTCCTGCTTCAACATAATAGTTGATCAACTATTATTTAAAAGCCCCCTAAATTAATAGGGGGCTTTTATTTTTAATAATTATAAAAACTTTTTATTTTACCGCATCTGGCACAAGTCCAGGTGCCTTTATTTAAATACCAGTCATGACCAAGACATAAACATAATAATTGTTTCATTTTTATTTTTAATCCTCGTTTCTCCTAAAATATTAAAGCTTAAATCATTAGCAAACAAAAGTCAACTATGATATAATAATTGAATGAAAATATGTATTTTAGGGTGTGCTCCAAGTTGGAAAACCGCACCATTTAAAGATAATAGTGTTGAAATATGGACTCTGAACAAATCATTAATTGGATTAGTTCCAAGATTTGATAAACATTTTGATGTTCATATTCCGCATTGGTATACTCAATTAGATGACAATTACACAAAGTGGATGCAAGCTAATCAAGATAAACTTTATATTTCAGACAAATGCGATTTATATCCTAATGCTAATATAATTGACTGGCAGATGTTATCAAGAAAACACGATAAGTATTTTACATCAAGTATTGCTTGGATGTTAGCGGTAGCATTAGAATATAAAAATGTATCTGATATATATTTATGCGGTGTTGATTTAGTTCAAAAAGAAGAGTATCAAATTCAACGTCCTTGTGTAGAATATTTTATCGGCAAGGCTCGAGAACGTGGCATTGAGGTTCATATACAATCAACCTCAACATTGTTGAAATCTGAAAAACTTTATGGTATAATGTAATTAAGGAGAACAAATTATGGAAATATTTAATAAATCTAAAAGACAATTTATATTAAGTGCAGGCATTTTAAAACCTGAACAGTCAATTACTGTATCTGATAAAGAAGGGGAAACCTTGCTTAAAATGTATGCTGGTGATATTATACAGATTGGTAACTCAGCCACTGAAAAAGAAAATGCTGACCTAAAGGCTAAACTTGCAGCCCTCACAAAGACAGAAATAGGCGATGAAGAAAAAGCACAAATTCAAGAAAAATTTTCAGCAATTAGTGATGACCTATCTGATGAAGAAAAGGCTACATTAATTGATGAGCTATGTACAGAATACAACTTATCTTATGGTAATTGTACCGCTTATGCAAGCAAAATAAAAAAGATACTTGCACAAATTAAATAAAACATATAACATTCACTACCCGCACATTGTTTTCTTTCTATCCTAACAAATAGAATCCCCCTCTATGAAAATAGAGGGTTTTTTTTGTGCTATAATTATTTTATGAGTATAACTATTTCAGATTTTAAAGAATATTTTACGAGGGATTTCCCTTACTTGCCTATATGGGATGCTTTAGTGTCTTATAATAAGGATGAAGTTGTATATTACACGAATAGATTGTTTTACACAGCTAAAAGCGACAGCGTACCAGTTGGAACTTTGCCGACAAATGCAACTTATTTTGAGAAAATAACTGATGATTATTATAATTATATTAATGATACAGATATAGAAAAAGCAATAGCTGAGCAAGAGGCGATGTTGCCAGTTGCAAGGTTTGATAATGTTACTCTTGCTATGGCTCAAAAATATTTGACTGCTCACTGCCTCTGCAACGATATTAAAACAAGTAACGCAGGTTTGGCTTCACAAATTAGCTTTCCTGTGCAGAGCAAGAGTGCAGGCTCTATTAGTACAAGTTATGGCATACCGCAAGCATTTATGTCAAAAGAAATTTATGCCTTCTATCTAACATCACAGTATGGTTTAAAATATCTTGCTTTACTTATTCCACGCATCAAGGGCAACATTGCTATTGCTTATGGTTGGACTGGGGCGTAATAAAGCTATGGCAAGCAAAGTAAACATAAAAATATCAGGTGATGATTTTAAGGGCATTAAAAACTTAGCTAAGAATTTGGCTAAGTTAAAAAGCTTACAGGCTAAAGTCGGGATTTGGGATAAAGCTCGTTATCCCGAAACTGGGGAACGTGTAATTGATGTTGCTATGTTGCATGAATTTGGATCAAACCATGAAAGAACATTTAATTATAAAGGCAAAAATATAACTGTTGAAAGTATTCCTCAACGTTCTTTTTTGAGAGTTCCAATATTAACGCACAAAAAAAGGGTAATATACAGTAAAGTAGTCATGAAAGCAATGGTTATAATAGCACTACACGAGGGCGATGTCAAAAGACCATTACAATTTATGGCAGATAATGC